ATGGGATAACGCAACTGCTGGTGATTATTATGAATTAACATATCAATCAAATAGTAGCAATACATCATTCGCAACAATAGCAGCATCAGGAAATATACCTCGTTCACCAGGAATAATAACAACAATAAATCACATTAGATAATATGAGTTTCGTAATAGACATAACGCCAGAACCAACCCCGACAATGACACCAACGCCTTTACCACCAGAATGGCTAAATGAAATAGAAAAAAATAATAACTAATGGACTTAGAAGCTTTAGCACCTATCATTGAGGAAATTGTTAAGAGTAGTCTTATGCAAAAGTCATATCAATTTGGTCATCCGGTAAAAGGGATGGGTAATCGTGTGGCTACAGGAAACTTAATGAATAGCATTAAAGCACAAGTGGAAGAAACGGAACCTGGCATTCAAGCAATACAAATAACAGCATTCGGAAAAAGATTAGAAGACACTTATGCTTATTGGTTGATTGAAGATAGAAAGCCAGGTAAGTTCCCTAATGTTGATGCAATAAAAGATTGGATTAGGAATAAGAAGAGTTTCAGGATTAGGGATTTAAAAACAGGTAGGTACTTACCTAAAGATGAAAAGAATGTTAATAGAGTAGCATTCTTAGTTGGTCGTGCAATGAAAGAAAATGGTTTTCAAAATAAGCCAGAAAACTTTATTACAATATCAATAAATAAAATAATTGAAGACCCTAGAGTTATGGAAATAATTGGGGATGCTGCAGTTGAAGATTTAATAAATACATTAGAAGGAATATAAGATTATGAAATTTAATATATTCAAAATATTTGTTACTTGCCTCTTGTGGTGTATTAAATGTACCAAGATGAATATATTTTTTATTAACTCTTACCTGAGATTGAAATTTATTTTTATTCCAACTACATCTTCTTACACCAGGAAATTCAGATTTACACCTATGATTTTGATTATGTCTATTGTTGCACCATTCAAGATTTTCAACTCTATTATCAAATTTATTAGAATTAATATGATTGATTTGTGGAAAATTATTAGGGTTTGGTATAAAAGCTTCAGCGACCAAACGATGAATATATTGGTTCCTACATTTAGAAGACAAATTAACAATATAATATCCACGACCAACAATTTGTGGTTTCAAAAACTTATTTCTTTTTACAGAAAAGATAGTTCCATTAGAATAAACAATATAATTATTATTGAAGATATATTTTTCCATAATACAAATATACAAAAGATTTTTTAAATATGCCAACATTTGGATACCAACAGCTTTATGCAAACGGATTAAACAACAATACCCAATTAAGAAGGAGTGCTGATATGATATATTCCAGAGGTGCAAACTATAACGTGATTGTTACAGGTGACACTTACGAAAGCACATTAGAATTAGATTTTGATTTATATTCAGATGGAAACCTAGTTGGCAGGATGCAATTAGTTCCATATGACACACAATTATCAGGTGGTACTTATTACTATTCTTATAACTTAAGACCATATGATTATTTATCAAACTATATTCAAGGAGAACATTTTACTTACTATTGGAAGAATGATTGGTTTCAAACAAACAATACAATCAATATTAACAATCCATATCCAAATAAAGTAACAGCAAATTATAAATACGGATGGCGTTATGTTAATTCAACAGGTGCAACAGTAACTGAATATACAGGCGTACCAACAAACAATTTAAACCACTACACAAACATTCCAAACTGCGTAACAGCAACAGGATTTACTGCAAGTGGATTTACAAACACAGGTGAGTACTTTGATTATGTTGGCGGTCAATTTCAAATGGCTGAAAACAAATTTATCCTACCGAACTTTGACCAAGAGATTGGTACAGTATTAGGTACAGGATTAACAATCAATACATTAGACATTTATAGAAGATTGTCACCAATGTCGCAATACCTTATGGATTATCCGACAGTACCAGAAATGTCTGAGACAGCAAGATTTTTAACAGATGCACCACGCATCCAATATATACAAGATGATGAAAATTACGTACTTTATTTTTTAAATGGACAATCGGGAGATAGACAAGTGATAGAAGCAGACTACGCAATGTTTAAATTTTATAATTCTAATAATGAATTATTACCAGACAATGGTTACTGGTATCAAGAAATTAATAAAAGTGGTACAACATATGCATCACCAACAGGTTATACGGATACATTAAAACCATTCGCATTACCTTGTGGACCTGTGGATATTCAAAACATTTATTTAACAGGTGCAACTTGGGATGATGTAGCATATTATTCAGTTCAATTAGGTTATTCATTTCCGACAAACGTAAGTGGAAGAACAGCTGTAGGACCTGTTGGACCCGTTAGTGAAACGTTCTATTTCTATTTATATAAAAACTGCTACCCTGAAAATACGAGGATAGCGTTCTTAAATTCGAAAGGTGGTTATGATTATTTTACATTCAAGTCGTATAGACAAGACACTAAAAAGATTACAACACAAGGTTATGATAGCAGGTACTTCTCAACTGATGTAGGTGGACCAGACATAAATGTAGGTAGGACAAACAAAACATTTGGAACTGATGTTAGTCAAGAAATAGTATTAGAAAGTGAATTTTTATCTGTACCGGTAGCACAATGGTTGGAACAATTATTTATGTCACCACAAGTATATGAGGTAAGACCTAATTATATTTCACCTATCGATAGACAAGATAAAATTTATTGGGATTTAAGACCATTACAAGTTTTATCAACAGAGGTAGAAACCATCACAAAGAAACACAGAAAGCTAAATAAATATAGAATAACGTTCAAGTCAGCAGACACGTTCTTCGCAAACAGAGGATTTTAATATATGTCGCAACAGCAAACTTTACTACGTATTGAAACGAATATTCCACACGCAACTATTACAGGTGCAACTAAGTACGAATATCTGGACACATATACATCTATACCAATTAAGATTAACAAATCAATAAACGAATTGCAAGACCTTGCAAAACGAAATTCAGATTATTCTATTGGTTTATCGGTACCTGGTTCAAAGAAGAACAATAGATTTTTTGAAACCTATTATAACGTGGATGCTGTGTCATTATTTTTCAATGCAACCAAAAGAGTTAACTGCGAGGTATTGATAGGGTCTCAGGTCTATTTTAGAGGCTATATGAGGCTTAATAAGGTTGCGGTGATGAATAGCAAGATAGAATATGACGTGACCTTATATTCGTCCGTAGGCGATTTATTCGGACAGATAGGAAACAACCTATTAAAAGATTTAAATTTTGATGATAGCGAATATACCTTCAATCACACATTCAATCAATTTGCAGTTGGTGATAGATTAGCAGGGTCAAACTTTTTTTTAGATAGTAAATATCCATATACATATTTTTATCCATTAGTTCATAATGGCTACAACTATGAAACAATCAGTGGTACAACACTACCAAATGTTACAGGTGCAACATTAGAAAGAACAAGACTATTTACAACAACATCACCTATTGGTTGGTGGAGTGGTAATACAGCAGCATATGCTGCAGGTGTACAAGAATATTACGCCAACTCACCAACACAAGCTTTATATGACAATCAATTCAAACCGGCTTTAAATATATATAGTTTATTCCAATTGATTTTTAAAACGTATGGTTACAAGATTAACTCAGACTTTTTCAATACACCCTGGTTTAAAGCAATGTACCTTTATGGATATTTCAGTTCAGAAGCAACTAAGTTTTCATATACATTAACCAATATTGAAACGCTACCATTATCAGGTGTTGAGTTATTACCATATATTACCAATAGCGGACAGACAGCAAATGTCTTTATTGTAAAGAAAGGAACTGGTATCCCTTGTCATTGTTTATCAGATATTAACGCAACATTAGTATTTAATCCTACACCACTTTATTTTGATGGGTTCACAATACCTGCAGGACAAAATGGTTATGAGGTTACAGTATCAGGTAGAACATTTTTAGAAGTACAATCAGTAGATGTTGGTATTGCACCACAATCTGCGTTTACATATTTACCAAAGAAAGTTGGTGAAAGCGTGAGTTTCACAGATGGTGACGCAGTGAACTTTAGTTTAGTGATAGACCAAAACATAAAGCAGATAGATTTATTATCATCAATATCTAAGAAATTCAATTTGGTATTTATACCGGATGAAAATGACCCATCGTCAATTAGGGTTGAACCATTTGACTTTTTTATTGGTACGGGTGATGTATATGATTGGACACCAAAATTATCTTATGATAAAGGTTTCACAGTAGAACCTGCATTAAATTATATAGAAAGTCAATTAACATTAACTGATTTGGATGATGGCGATGAAGGAAATAGAATATTCAAATTACAAAACAATAGAATATACGGACAGAATTTTGTATATAACCCAACTGATTTTAAGTCACAAGAAAAGAAGATTGAAACCATCTTTTCACCAGAGTTAATTAGAAAATGGGATAACAATGTAGGATTACCATTGGGTATTAATTACGCAGCAACAAACGAACAATCTGAAAGTGACAATCAAGTTAGATGGCTTTATAAAGGTGTCAAATCAAAACCTAAACTATTCTTTTGGTTGATGGGATTAAATCCATTTATTGATAATGTTGGTGAGGTTTACGACGCAGGTAATTCAGGTGTGGACACATATACATTTAAATTACAAAATTCAACTGGTGGTACTAGAGTTGATTACGATAGGGTACCATCAATATCACACACAATGCCAATAGGATTGGCTGACGAATATAAAATTAATAATGACAGCTTATGTGTATTATTTAATTCAGAATTGCCAGTGGATATTGGTGTACAGACATATGACGTATATACAGAAAATGATATATACAATATCTTCTATAACAATAGAATTACAAATGTGTATGATGCAAACACAAGATTTTTAGAAGGTAACTTTGATTTGAAATATTCAGATATTCAAAATTTAAAATGGAATGACATTATTAAAATCAACGAACAATTTTTTATAGTTAACAAAATAAGTGATTTTAATTTAACGAATAGAGAATTAACTAAGGTTCAATTATTACAATACAATGTTAACCCACAGACATATCCTGACAGATATTTTAAATATTCTTATTGCGATGACCCTAGTATTTGTTACAAGATTAAAACAGATTTTACAAACGAAAATTTACAAGACACCAATTTCATTTGGTCATTGTATTATGACAATCAAGTAGGTTCTTTAACAGGTTCAACAACAGGATTTACATCAGCATTTAGAGTATTTAACACAACTGGTTTTACTGAGTTTTATGTTCCATA